ATATTTTAGAACAGCGTAGGCAGGAACTTTTATCTAAGGATATAGAAAGTTTATATAAAGAATTTGAACGTTCTATTATAAATCAGCTTTGTGAAGATGAAATGATTTTAAAATTTAGAGAAATGTGCGCCTATTTTGGTAGTTTCTCAGATTCTGATTTTAAAATTAAACTTTTCGAAAGTTTTGAAGAATTTGAAAATTTACCAAAAGAAATTAAAGACCAATTTTTAGATTGTTATAATAGTCTTGAAATTTCTGGAGAAGACCTAAAAAAATCGCTAGAAGTAATGCAATAGCATCTCTATGGGCTGTTGCTAAGGAATTACAAATTCCTTTAGATAAATACATAGAAGAACTTACGGAAGTTCCCTATACTATTTCTTTTGTTATTAAAAAGCGAGTACAAATAGATAACTTAAGCGAACTTCCTAAAGAAAAACGACCTCCAGATTCCATAGTCTGGTGGGGTACTAGTGAAGAACTAGAAGACTGGTTAGATAAAGTGCTAAGTAATAAAAAACAAACAAAAGCCAATCTTATAATTGATGAAAATAAGATTGAAGGATAAATATGGCATCAACTTTAGAAGAACTAAACAAACGGTTACTAGAAATAACCAAAAATGCTAACCTATCAGCAGAAGCCTTAGAAAGAGTTCAAACTTTGGCTAGGCAACAACTAGCTAGTATGGTAGGCCCGCAAATGCAGGAAACCATGCGAGGAGCCGCTAAGGGTGGCGTTCCAACTCAGCAAGGTTTAGACAGGCTACTTTCTCAGTTCTTAGGAGGAGGTGTGAGTTCTGGTTGGCATAGGGCTGGTGGTGGTTCTAGAATATTTTTTGGGGCTAATCTTACTAGAGAATTACAACAAATTTTTGAGCAGAGCATAACACAAACTATAGCTCAGGCATTATCACAAATAACTTCAACCCCCGGAAGTAAATTGCCAGGAGTGCCAGATCAGATTCCCTATGCGCCAAAAAAGAAAGAAGAAACTGATGCAGAGAAAAAACTTCGAGAAAGTAAAGAAATTAGTAGACAGACAGAACAAAACGAAGTATTTAGACGGGCTGTAAGAAAAGATGAAATAGCTGATGCCAAAATATTAGCAGAAGAGAAAACAAACCAAATAAAAATAGAGCGGCAAGCCGCCGAACATGAAGCACAGATAGCCGCTACTAATAAAAGAACCCAACAGGAGTTATTAGATATTGGAGAGCGTCGAAGAAAGCAGATGGCAGACCTGTTGACGTTTTCTGAAAAACAAGAGGCCGCACAGAAAAAAATATACTCTGCTGAAGAAGTTCAAGTACAGATGGGGGAATATCGGGGAAAACGTTTGGTACAACAGGCAGAAAGATATGGATTTAAACCTGAAAACATTAAACAAATATATACGCAAGAGCCATCTGGAGTAACTGTTGGTAAGTTTGAAAAAGTTGACGAATCTACTGGTGCAGTAAGTAAACTAGAATTAACTGTAGATAAATTTGGAAATACAATTACCAGAACAAATAAAAGACTTTTAGGTTTTACAGAATCCATTAAAAGAAATACCATAGAAGTCCTAAAATGGTCTGTTGGTGTTGGGCTTGTTTATGGTGGTATGTATAAACTACAAGCATTAATTAAAACCGCCATAGAAAATGAAGCTAAACTAGCGGATATTGCCGTTATTTTAGGAGATGCTCATCGAGATTTAAATCAAATATTTGATGAATCTGCTAAAGTGGCATATGAAACCGGAGAAAGTATTAGTGCTGTATTAGAAACTTATACTCTAGCATATAGAGCAGTAGGGTCTATTTCCGATCCTATTAAAAGAACTGAATCAGCTATAACTCTCTTAACAGATGCCACCACATTAAATAAACTTTCCTCCCTGGACGCCTCTAGTGCTATAGATGTACTATCTGGATCATTGAGACAACTGCAAAGGCCTGGGGAAGATATGGCTACTGCATTTCTAAGAGGTAGAGATTTACTGGATGCATGGGTAACTGTAACCAGAAAAGCTAACGTTGATTTGGCTACGTTGGCTACGGCTTTCTCTATTACATCAGAATCCGCCGAAAATTCTGGTGTTTCTATAGAACAATTAAATGCTATTATTGCGTCTTTAGCAGAAAAGATAGGCGGTCTTGGTGGTAGAGAAACTGGTAATGCCGTTAGAGCATTAATTGGTGGTGTCTATCAACAGCAGGCGGCAGAAATTCTTACAAGATATGGTATAGCAGTTCAAGACACTGCTGGCAGAATGAGGCCTTTCTTAGATATTTCTAGAGAAATTTATACTTTATATAAAGAAGGCGTTGTATCTGCTGATGAATTAAATAAAATTGGTTACACTCTAGGCGGTGGTGTACGTAGAGGTCAACAGTATGTTGCATTTTTGTCAGATTTTGAAAGAATCCAAGAACTAACAAATGAACAAGTTAATAGCGGCGGTGCGGCACAAGAGGCTTTAAGTAGAAAAATAGATACTACACAAACAGCTATTACTAGATTAGATAATGCTTTTCAGTCTTTAGCACAAACTCTAGGTTCAGATAGTGGTATTTTAGATATGTTTTCAGGTCTTCTAGAAACTACAACAGCCCTTGTTGGAGTTCTAGAAGATATTTCTAGTGTTTTAGGTAAAATGACAATTCCTACTGCTATGTTGGGAATAACATCTATGATGTTTAGAGGGGAGGCTGGAGGACTAAGAAGACAGGAATTTGCTAGTAACATTGGAGGTAGATTAGAAGGACTAGCTCTTGGGGCTATGAATTTATCTCCTAGATTGTCCAATAGAAAAGTTCTTGAGGAAAGATTAGGTTTAGAATCATCCGTAGAAATGATGGCTAAAAAATTCGGATTGGGTCTAGGAAAATACGTCTCTGGAACATTGGTTGGAGCAATACCAGCGGCTTTTAAAGCCGCTTCTGGAGATTTGGAAGGTGCTGGTATAACTTTAGGAGGCGCTGTTATAGGTGCAATAACAACGGCAGGTAGCCCAGTCGGTGCATTAATAGGTTCTTTTATAGCTGATGCTTTTATTGTACAAACATTGCAACATAAACCTGATTTTGAAGCCTTTTTTACGGATATATTTACTGGAGCTACAGAGGCTGATCTAAAACAGAGAGATAAAGCACAGGCTGAAAGAGATGCTCTTACAGAAGAAATATTTAAAAGAAGAGGTGAGGGGGATGCCTTTACCGGGATGACCTTTGGAAGGGCGGCGGCATTTGGATTTAATTTATCTAATCTTTTTAAGACGGGGCAGTTTGGTAAAATGACCCCAGAACAGGGGGCATTGTGGGGAGGAATAGTACCGGGTAAAGAAACCTACCCTGATTTGGTAGAAAGATTAGCCGGACTAAGGAAAGAACAACAAGAAGCTATTCCAGTTACTGCTGGTGCTGATGTTACAAAAGTAAGTGAGATTGAAGCTAAACGTCTAGATATGCTAGAACAAGAAAGAGATTTAGTAAATGAAATTATAGAGGCTAGAAATAAGGAAATTAAAATTCAATCAGCTAAAGGGGAAATAACACCAAAAGAACAACTAGGAATGCAGGAAACTCTTTTGGGGCTGGATGCCGCACTATCTAAACTAAACACAGCTTTCGGAGGGACTTTTGATAAAATTAATACATCTATTTCTGGTACAGAAGGTGTATATAATGCTTTTACAGATATTCTATTAGAGGGGTCTGATGAGCAAACCACAAGTATTATAAATGCCGCAAGTGAGTGGATAGATTGGGCCGCCGCAATAGAAAAAGCTGTTAAAGAGGGTAAAAACAGTATTACAACCCTATCTGGAGAGGAAATAGAATTAGCTGGTGCAGATGGCGCAATAGAACAATTAAATCAGTTCCAAACAATGTGGACTGATTATCTTAACTTACTAAGACAAGAACAGCAGTTAGCTGATGTAAAAATACCCACCGTAGTAGGTATGGAGGATATTCGTTCATTAGATGCTTTTGATAAAGTGTATCGAGATGCTCTACGTATGCAAAGTGAGGAGTTCGATACCTGGGTTAGAGAAGATATTCTAACTCCAGAACAAGCAGAAATTATGCTTTCTAGGTGGGAAAGAATAGCCGTTTATATGGGAGATACATTAGGTACTAAAGTAGTAGAAGGACTAACCGATTCTAAATATTTAAATCAAGCTTTTGATAAGTGGAAAGATGAAGTTTCTAAAGTAGATTTGGGTTTTCAAACGTTTGATATGACAAATCCAGAACTTGCTAGAATAGTACAACAAGCTAACTCTATGGCTTCTGTTTTACAACAGAAATATGGTTACACACCCGATATTACAGAACAATTAGCAATCACTCTAAAAGATAATGTTGTAGAACCTTTTAAAGCTGATTGGAAATTAGTACAACTTTTACTACAGCAAATTGAGGAAAATACAAGTGAGTTAGAAGGTATCTATAACTTACCAGAAGGTGCAGGATTTTATGTTCCATACCAAACATTACAGTTAGCTTATCAAAAAGGTTTAAATGAGGGTAAAGGAGGTATGGAGGGTTTATTAGCCGATCAAGAGTTTGCATATAAGGGAGAGGGTACTACTGAGGCCTATGGACAAGGGAGATTACAACCATCAGATATAACAGACTTGGTTAGATCACAACCAGACCCTGGTTTAGTTGCATCTACAACCGCTACTGTAGCTAAAGCAGTAGAACAAGTATATAAAACATATTTACCCCAATTATCTTACACCCCACCAAAAGCTACTCCTAGAAACAGGTTTGATACAGAGGGGTTTGGTCAAGAGCCTAGTTCTATAGAAAACATGGCTACTACAATAAAAGAGGGGTTAATGACAATACCCCAAATCCTTCATGATTATTTAATAGCCCCCTTTACAGAAGGGCTTGATTTTAAACAGTTATTTAGTGATATAAGTTCTAACATAAATAACACCGTAGCTTTAAATCTAAATTCTACATCTACAATCCAATTGGTTGTTGATGCTAAAGTTTTGGCAGAAATCGTAAAGACCCAGCTTTATCAAGATACGATTGCATTTGAAGGTTCTGGTGGTACTATCAATAGAACTATGGTTATATAGGAGATAAAATGGCCTGGACTTTAAATGGCACTAGAATATTTGTTACTGAATACGCAAATGACTATGCTCAAACTATAGCCAGATTACACCCTTTAGGTGGTGGCAGTGTGTATCATATTTTTGGATATGAATATACAATTGCTAAAATATCTGCTTATATTGTAGGAGATACTGATAATGCGGCACTTAAAGCATTAACTAGAAGTGGACTTTCTTATGCACTTGTATCCGATCAGGGAGGTTATGGTAATTTTTATGTTAAAGGTATAAGTATGAGAAGAGTCAACTCTATCTGTCAGACTTTAAGACCTGATTTAGCTGATGATGCCCCAGTTTATATAGCAGATATTGAATTATATCATGATGAGTAGATATGAGTAGCCTTTACGCAGATGTAACCGGACTAAGCGATATTGAAAATATTAGTGTTTCTATGAGTCATAATGGTGCTACTTCTGTAGCTACTATAGACGCTTTAACATCTACTCTTGATATTGGAGATTCTATAGACGTAGATATAGGATACTCTGCTAATCATGCTAGAGTTTTTAGAGGGTATGTAAAGCAAATTGATAGAAAAGTACCAGAAAATATATATACAATTACTGCACACGATGTTATGACTAGAGCAGTTGATTTCTTTGTAGCATCAACTAATCCAGAAGAGCCTTTTTCTAGAACTAATATATCTGCTGAGGATTTGGTAGAAGATGTATTAGCTTTAGCAGGATTAACAAACTATGATCCAGACCCTACTAACTTTGTATTTGCTACAAATTCAGTAGCAGAGGTAAACTTAGTTTCTGCTTTTGATTATTGTAGGTATATTGCTGATACGCTAACATGGCATCTATACGCAGATGAAGACGGTGTTGTACATTTTATTAATAGAAAACCTTATGTAATGGTAGCTGGTAGCCCAGAATCTAACCAACCTGGATTTCAAGCGGATACTTCGTTAGGTACAATTAATGACACTACGATCCTAGATTTTACACATAAGAGGTCAGAAAAAGATTTAAGAAATAGAATAGTAGTTTACGGTAGTACTGGAATTTATGCTGAGGCTAAAGCATCGAGTCCTTACTTACCAGCAGGGTTCTATAAAACAGTAGCTTTTGGTACTAATTTGATAGATCATCAGGGTTATGCACAACAGGCGGCTGATTATAATCTGATAATTTTAAATAGGCTCACAGAACAAGTCTCTATGAATGTAATTGGTGACCCATCTTATATGGCTAGAAGTGTATTTACAATTGATGAAGATATTTTAGGAATAAATGACGATTATTATATTGTTATGGCAGAGCATTCATGGTCTAAAGCAGGGTATACAGTATCTATGGAGTTGCGTAAATAATGGATGTTGAAATTAGACACGAAGGCTCTGATATAACTAACTATGTCATAGAGTATTCTAGAAATAAAGAACTGTGTTCTGGAATAGGTTTATTAGATATTTCAATAGTTAAAACAGTATCTAGAACTTTCAATACATGGGATACCATTACTATCTATGAAGAAGGTACTAAAAGGGGCGAATATAATATATCTTCTATTACTAGAGATGCTAAAACAGGGAATTATAAATTAGAATGCCAAGATGATTCTAAAAGATTAGTGGATTATTTCGTAGCAGATTCCTATACAGTTACTACTTATACATTAACTAAATATTGGATAGAACTTATTCTCAATATGGCAGGAGTAAATTACATTTTTGATACTGCTGAATTAGGAACTCCAGTGAATGAGAATTCTGTATTAGGTGTAGGAAGTGCTTACGATGTAATAACTCCTTTATTACAACAGAGTGGATGGTACATTTATTTTGATGAAAATAATTTAGCTCACATCGGTAAAATAGATTTATCTATCAGTGGGTATACTGATAGCTTTAATGATAATGAAATTTTAAATATCAGTACTATGGAAAACGATGCTATGCTTAGAAATAGAGCAGTAGTGTATGGTACTGGTGATGCTTATACGGGTACTTGGGTATACGCAGATTTAAGCAGGCAAACTCCGTGGAATTATGATAATGCAGATCAGAGAGCCGTTGTTTTAGGAAACCCCAATATTAGAAGTACAGCAGTAGCTAATCAACTAGCTGTTCAAATATTAGATGAATTTACTAAAAGAAATTATGTAAAAACTATTGAAATAGTAGGTAGTCCAAATATAGAAATAGCCGATACTGTATATATAAACTCTGATTATTTTTCTGGACTGTGTTTGGTAACTACACTATCTGTAGATGTAAATAGTAATGGTATGGTTACAACTCTAATTCTAGATCAGAGATGCCCAAGATTATTTGGTGTGTGGGATATTGGTACTAATTACGTCTATATTGGAACATCTGGTTCTGGTGTATGGAGAAAATTATTAGGTGGGTCTACTTGGGAAAACTTTAGTGATGGGCTTACGAATCTAAACGTTGTAGATTTAGATATTAATGCTGGCAATTTTGTATGTGTAGCTTCTGGAGGCCAATTATTTTTAAGAAATATTTTAGTAAGCGGATGGCACCAATTCCTCCCTAGTGGTTTCTATAACAGGCTCACAACCCCTCCTTATGTTATGCCAACACCGTCTGGAGGATATGTAGCCTGTGCTATAAATAGAACTAATAATGAAATATATGGGTTATTTACTAACAACTTATGGAGTTGGATATCTACAATAACATCGTCTGGAAACTATATAAACAGTCTAATAACCACTCTTAGTGGTACGTCCGATTTTACTTATACTTATAGAGGGTTTGATGTAGAAGATATTAATAATTCTTTGATAGTAACTACTTATTCTAGACTAACATCTGCTAGTGGGATAATGAACGAGGGGACTGGAATTAACAGAAACAATTTAAATACCAATTCAATAGCGTCAACTACATACAGTACAAGCAGAAATTTACAATATGGTCAAATAAGCGTTCAAAACCCAAGAATTTGCTGGTATGAGCAATATTCATTCTATTCTGATAGTACAAAAGTAATTCGAAGAGATAATCAAACGGGTGATGAAATTATTATAAATAGACCAACTGGCCCTACTTATGATGTTGGTTGGACTGGTTCTATTTTAGATAAAGATAACTTTATACAAATACTATATAATACAAACTCTAGTATAAAATATTATGTTCATTATAATTTCATTACGGAAACTAGTACAATATTATTGGAGGATTCCGCAGGCGCTGGTCAAATCTTTTCATCAAATTCATATGGCGCATACTTATTAAGTAACGGCGATGTAAGATTTATAGATATTTATAGAATACAAACAACTGGTGGTACCCCAGTATCTACCAATTTTAAGTATATAAACCTTTCCACATTATCAGTATCATCAGCAACTAATTTAGTTACTTTTAGAGAATTATACCCACTCCCAACTGTTCTAGTAGATTGGGGTTGGCATTTTCAAGGCAGTAGCTATATAATAGAAAATAACAAAAATATATTTTTTCAATACCACGAAGAACGCTCAACTGGTGGTTCAGAAATAAAAGTAAAATCTATTGTAATAAACTTAGATACTCTAGATGTATCTTCGGAAATTAGAACATTCTCGTCTGGCACCTTTTATACAGGAATTCACAGTATAGCTAGTTTTTGTGATGAAAAATTCTATATTGTTTATAGAGTAACACCATCGGCTACAGAGTACAGATTAGCTGAAATAGATTTTTCTGGGGAATTTTCAGATATTGAGCTGTCAGCAACAAATGTATATAAAAGACTTGTAGCATCTAAATTTACAACTTATTTAGTCTATACAAACGGAAATGTTTCAACATTAGCAGGTACCGGAGGTGTTTCATCGGTACCAATAGGATTGGGTGGTGATACAATATCTAGTGTAGCAGACGATCATGATAATTCTATTATTATGTATAAAGATACTTCACCAGGAAAAATATACAGAATAAATCCTGGTAATAGTATCACTACTTTGTATGATAATTGGGTATTTGGTACTGCAACAATAACTCTCTTCTTAGAAAAGATACTGTTAGATTCTATATTATTTAGTAATGGAGAGTGGCAAACTACTATATATCCAGAGGCGGCAAGTGTACTAAAAAAGCAGACCGATACTTTATTGTATGAAGATATCTATTCTAAAGTTTTGGAAACTACAAGTTCTATGAAACTAGATGCATCACTAGATGCTCCTCTGGTTTTATTTGGAAATGGGCAAACTACAAGTTATGTATCTCAGAGTGGGGATATAGATACATATATTTTACTAAACAACGATAAATTAATTTATGATGCAAAATACTTCACATCATCTAGTGGAGTAAAAATACTCTTTGCTACAAGTTCTGGAGTATATGAATTTCCATATACAGGAAGTAGTGGTATATCCTTAACTCCAGTTTACTCAGGTTCGTTTAAAAAGTTAGAAACAAATAACCATAATTATTATAGTTATCCGTATATATTTATAGGAACATCTGGTTCCTTTTTACAAAGAAATCCAGATACGGAATTTTTTACCAGCTATTCAGCGGGGTTACCATCTAATGAAATTACAGTAATACGAATGGATGATTCATTATGAAATATCAATTTGAAAGAACAATATTTGACTACTTCAATTATTTTAATAGGATGCAAGATATTAAACCATTAATTCTAGGAGGTTTACCTGGAGCTAGTGGGGGTTCTGGTGGACATCCTGGAGGTTTTCTAGGATTTTTACCTCAGGATAGAGTAGCGTATGATACTACAGAGGCGTCTCTTAGTGGTTTTGTATCTGCTAGTGCATATAATCCTAGCGGTATTTTAATTAATGCATCTTTAGTTGATAACCTTAATCATATTAGATATAGATTAGGAGTAGTAGAAAATTTAGGCTTCTCTGCTGGTACTATATCTGTAGAAGAGAGTCAGGTATTAGTAGCATCTGGTGTAACAATTCTCAACTTTACTGGTTCGGTAGATGCATCATCTACAGGCCCAGGAGAGGTTACTATTACAGTAAGTGGATCGTCTACAGATGAGAAAACCAAAGTATCTTCTGACGATACTACTTCAAACTATTTAGAGAATAAAATAACTGCTGGTAGTAATGTATCAGTAACTGTACTAAATCCTGGTGGAAACGAACAAGTACAAATTAGTGCTACAGGTAGTGGATTAAGTGATGAGCAAGTTAAAATATCGTCAAATGATACAACAACTAATTATTTAGAAAGTAAATTAGCGGCTGGTACAAATATTTCTCTAGCTGTACTCAATGAAGGTGGGAACGAACAAATCCAGATTACTGCTAGTGGTGGAGTAGCATCTGATGAAAAAGCTAAAGTATCTGCTAATGACACTACTGCTAATTATTTAGAGAGTAAAATTATAGCTGGAGATAACGTTACTGTAACAGTTTTAAATGATGGTAGCAACGAACAACTAGAGATAAATGCTACAGCAAGCGGTACTGGAACTCCTATAAACGCATCTGATGAAGGAATAGTAGTAGCTAGTGGTATTACATCTTTAAACTTTGTAGGGCCGACTGTGAGGGCTACAGCGGTAGGTACAGACGTTACTGTGACAATCTCTGGATTATCTGCACCATTTGTGGGCGCTAAAGGGTATTTAACTTCAAATGTTCAGTTATCTACATCTACTGGTTGGCAAACATATTCTTGGAACACTGTTGAGTATGAATCTCCAGACACCACTTGGGATGGTGGTTCTCCATCGAGACTTTATTCTAGAGAAACTGCATATTATGTTGTAACTGGACAGGCAACTTTTAGTGGTGCATTACCGACTACTGAAAGATTCCAGCTAGGTGTTTTCAGAAATGAATCGTTAGTAGCCAATATTTGGGAAGGGTACTATGTAAATACTTCTGGCTATAGGACTTTACAAGCCGTGTATCACGGTCTTGTGAATAATGGAGAGTATTTATCTCTCAGAATAGTAAATGGTGCTGGTACTCAACCTTATACTATTAGTGGGGTAAATAATACCTTTTTGGCTATGCACAAAATTCAGGGTCAAGTTTCTGGACAAACTGCCAATCCTTTAGCCGTGTCTGCGTGTATGGCTAGTGGATATACTACGGCTAATAACGAGACGGAAACACCAGTTGTAATGACTTCGGAAATTTATGATACAGGTAGTTTCTGGAGTTCTGGTTCTCAATACACAATACCAGAAACTGGTTATTATCATATTGTCGGGTATGCTACTTGGGAGAGTGTATATTATCATGGAGTTACACCGTTCCAAATAAAAACTGGTATACGAAAGAATGGTTCTGTAATATTAGCACAGAAATGGGATTGGAATGATGTCAATACCGGAGGTGCCAGAGCAGAAGGTTTAACTACTAATATAACTTGTGACTCCTATTTACAAAGTGGGGATTACATAGAATTAGTGGTATGGCATTCTAAGGGTTCTACTGCAAGTAACATCATCAGACCAAATGATTATAATACAGCGATGATGTTACACAAAATTCAATAAAAAATATCAAAAATTATACAAAAATAGTATAATAAGTATGATAGAGTTTTATTAAAGGTGGAATTATGGAAATATTTCAACTCATTTCCACAATATTAATAATTATCAATATTGTGTTATGCATAGACCTATACAAGAATATAGCACATAAGAGACTATATTTAGTTCCCCTATTTGTCTATTTAATTCACACATTTGTTTTTTATATAGTAGTAGGTATATTTAAGGCATTAGGAATATATCCGGAAAATATTCCAAATTTTACTATTTGGTCATCTATTATTAGACTACAGGCTATTATAACTATATTCTTCTTTTTTCTTATAATTGGAAAATATGACAGGAAGATAATCCAGGTTGTAAATAAAATAAGGGGTAAATTGTTATGGAAGAGTGGATAATACCCGTTGCATCAATCATAGTAGCCATAATCGCATCTCTCCCAGGTCTTTTAGCTTTATTTAAACAGAGGAAAAAAGAAGAAGCCGAGATAAAAAAAACAGATGCAGAAATAGCAAATATGGTGCAGGAAATCTACCAGGATATGGTAGAAGATGTTAGAAAAAAATCGGATTCATGTAAAGAAGAAATTAATAAGTTATCTGGGGATTTAGCAGTAGTTATAAACCAAAATAAAGAATTAAAGATAGCGTATGATAACTTAGCTAAAATCAATGAAAATCTAGTAGTAAAACTAGAAAAATTAACCGCTGGAATTAAATTATTAATTGCACAAATAAAAAGAGAGGGGCTAACGCCCGACTTTGAAGTAGAGGAAGACGATGCTACCTAAGAAGGACTTTGGAGAAGACATGGCAGACAGAGTAACCAGAGGTTATGTGGATACTGAAAATATTACTTTAAAAGAGTATATAACTCAGCATTTAAAAGACCAAAAAGAATATTTCTTAGCTAGACTATTTGCAATTGAAGAAGCAATAGATATGGCTAGACAAGAGGCCCTTCTACGTTTAGAGGCGGCTAAAGATGCAAATGAAAGACGTTTAGAAGTTTTAAATGAGTTTAGAAAAACGGTAGAGGATTGGACTAAAAACGCCGCTTCTAGAGAATCTGTAGAATCTTTAAGAAAGGAGATGCTCTCAGAAGTAGAAAAAACACTATCTCAAATTAAATCCCTAGATGATTCTACCAGAAAAGAACTTGATAATTTAAAACTAAGTATTGTAGATTTAAAAGAAACCCGTGCAGAATTAAGAGGAAAGGCGTCACAATCTCAAACAAATATGAATACATTGTTTACTGGAATTGCTACCCTTATAGCTATTATAAGTATAATTCTGCAATTAACTAGATAAGGAGGACTAATATGCCGAAGGCAATTGAGGATTGCGTAAAGAAAATTAGCGGTACAAATAAAAGAACTGGAAAACCCTATACCCAGAGTGAAAAGTGGGCTATTTGTACTGCACAACATAAAAAGTCAGATGCAGAACTTAATTTAGATGATATTGCTAATTTAGTTTCTAATGCTACTTTCAACTATGCTAGTAAATTATACTCACAGAAAAGAGTACCTTCACTAGTTGAAGGATATGAATTAGCGCAGGTAGCTCTGGCTAAATTAAATTATGATTATGAAAAACTAGAGATGATCATAGGGAGATAACATGCCAGCTAGAATATATTTCCCTATGGAACAAGACCCGCCTTTGGTCTCTGCGGATGTTTCAGTATACCAAGCTATGATATTACCAGATGGTACTATTGTATCACATTTTGACTTTGAACAGTATTCTAAGAAATCTAGAACCATCAGACTTAGAGGGGGTGTAGCTACTGCTGGTATTGACTTTGAGTATGAATATAACCTAACTACATGCGAAAGTAAGTGTATTTATGTAGACAACGTATATCATTATACAAAGTTATGGAAGGATTTAGACAGTCAAGCACAAATTATAAAAGATACGTTTGATATAGCTAAAGGACTAGCCCCTACTAAATATCTAAACAGATTAGCTTTAGATATCGAAACAAACGATGATCTAAATAAAAATACCTTTACTGGAAATGCAGAAAAGCTAGTTAATAAGGTATATGGACTTACTAATGTTATCCCCGATATCTATACAAGAGCATACTTCTGGAATCAGAGTACATACCCCGCTACGTGGATGAAAAATTGTGGACTATGGGTAGCACATCATTTTCCAGGTATAAACTTCTACTCTGTACCGATAGTAAGACCGTATTTACCTGATGCTTGGGCTGATATCAATAATCCAATTATATGTTTTGAGTG